TTGGGCAATTTGGTCGATGGTGACTTGTTGCAGATATGTTCTTTTTTCTCGCTTCCATCCAACATAGGATACCATAATCCCCTTCTCTAGCAAATAGTTTGCTCCCAACTCCATTTGGTTTTTGAAGTCAGGAATATAGGTTGATCGCATCCATTTAAGGAACGACGATACAACAGAAGCTCGCGGCATTGAAGCCATAGACGTTGGAAACGCCTTGATGTGACTGCGCTGAAGGGCTTGGTCGAACAAAGACACATACATGTCAATCCGCTCGCCAACCACATTAACCTCTTGGTCAGAAGCACCTTGCCACGGAAACGCATTCGCTCCGTTCTTGCGAAGATCGTCAGACTTGCCATCCCAAATGTTGCGGCGGTCGTTGTAAGACCTCAAGCAAGACTCGAAATAGTATTCAAGATCAATCAGGCAAGTATCATACGCATCAGTCAACGCATTAACGTCTGGCTCTTTGTCAGCGTAAATAAGGGATTCATCCTCTAGTTCTAGTGATTCAGTCATGATGCGTATTCGTAATAATCCTCGGGATCAGCAGATACTAGGCATACTTTGATGCGTTTGCCAACAAGTTTGTTTGATAGGCGAGATGGGCATTTTACCGGGACTGCCAGTCCGTCCATGCGAACAATGACCCAGCTTGGGTTGTTGCAGACACGCATAACAATGAAATCATCATCAATTTGCTGCTCAATAAGGCTATCAAGGCTGCATGGTGACTCGTCAATAATTATCGTTTTCTTTGCAGGTCGGCCCCGCTTCGCTGCTTTAATTGCTTGTTTTTTCATACTGCTTTTATGAATTGGTCGCCCCAACCATTAGGAAACTCAATGCCACATTGAGCCTTTAGATATTTAATCGTTCTAATCGTCATGTCTGAGTAATGTTGCCACGATCCGGTCAGTCGATCCAACATATCATTTGTTGATTTGAACTCCCAACCCCAAAAAATATCGGGTGAGTCAGGTGGCCTAAGCTCTCCGTTTCTGGTAAATTTATTGAAGTTATCGTAAAATGGATTTATGCAAAAAATATGACCAAAGTGGTTCATTGCTTTGACTTGAGCATCATACCACTCAAACGGAGATTCGCCATCTGTGAATGTCCACCGTGCATCAGGATTGTAGTCATCTAGTGTTATGTGGCTTGCTGCCTCTAGTATTTCTTTGGATCGTTCATCACTTGTAAGTGGATGACGTTTTCTGTATTCCCGATCCTTCTCTTCTAAGAATTCTCTTATTTCTTTACTAGGTTCCATGTTCGTTTTCAGTTAATATCCGCCGGACCCGTGAGTTGTAACAAATGATTGGGAATTGTCAACGTGATCGAGATTGGCAATAGCGGCGTAACGGCAAACGTCAATCGGATCTTTCCACGCTTCCTTAAGCCCGCCTTCGCCAGTGTATTCGCTGAGTGCTTGGATTATGTTCTCGCAGTCAGAGCTGACATAGAATTTCGGTCGGTTGACGGAGTCTAGCGGCTTACTTGTATCCCATGACATCTTGCCAATCAACGCTTGAAGCCCATCGTCGATATCCAGCCCCGGCGCAGGGATGCAAACCATGCCGGATTCGCTTAAATCCTCAATGATCGAGGAGGAACCATCCTGCACCTGATACTTTGCAGCCCCGAGGCGAGGGTCGATAAGGCGTTCAAATATCTCCTCGTCGCCCTCCATCTCCTGAATAGCCTCGATATAGTCACGGATACCAAATCCTTGACCTTTAGACCCCGGCCCCGGCATCCACTTCCCGCTTTTCCATTCCGCCCAGTCACCAACGTCAACTCCCGGCCATTCGCGGTAAACCCAGAAGGTTCCCGTCTCGTCAATTGCGATCCAGCACATGAACCAGTTTTTCGCTCCAGCAGGGTCGATAACGTGATAGCGCGTGATGTTCTTGGTTGGTATAGAGGTTGGAGGAACCACGTTAACTACCTTGTTGAACTTCGGGAACTTAGTTGCATGAGACTTCATCGGCACACCGTATGCGCGGATTAGAATCTCCTCCCTAGTTCTACCTGAAAGCGTTTCCTTAATGCGCTCGTATCCACCGAAAGCATTGTCCTGAGAGTGGAAGTAATGCACGGAGGCGTTCAGCTTCTTTGACTTCTGGACGTATGGAACTAGCTCACCGTTAAGCAGTTCCGCAGGACGAGACTCAATGGTGGTGGCTCCATCAAGATACTCCTTAATTACCTCCGTCCAACCATCAATGGGCGTGAACGTCACCAGCATCTTCGCATTTCTTGTGGCAAGACGGAACCTGAGCGTGTTAATCAACTCCGGTCCTAAAAGGTATTCATCCAGCCACACCCCAATGTTGTGCCAAACATGGTTCTTAGATCCAAGTTCCGCGCCCTCAAGGATAGTAGGGTTGTTCTGATACTGGGAATACGTCTTGAAGATGATCTGCGAGCCATTGGGAAGGATCAAAGACGAATCAGTGAAGCCAGTCTTCTTCTTATATGAGATATAGGTATTCGCGCTTGTCTGCTTGGTCTTGAGGTTCTCTGGCAACCAATCCCACACGGCACTTTGCTGCTGGCGAATGCTGACTTCGGATGTCTGGGCGAAGCAGAAGATTTCGGACTTGGGGTTCTCGATAGCTGCTCGGACAACAGAGAACGCTCCCCACTGCGTTTTTCCCGAATTGTGTGAAATCACTCCAGCGGTAACATAATTGTTGTGAATCGGCACATGGAAATCCCAAACGATGTCGTCCCGGAGGTAATCGATACTTTTTATCTTTACTTCTGGGGGGAATAGTACATTCTCCATGCATGGCAAGAAATATAGAATACCCCGTTGAACAAATCCGACAATGGATTGAAGAAGGAAAAACCCAGCAATGGGTTGCTGACGAGTTGGCGAAATCAGTTGACCCGAGGATTCAGGCGAAACTAATCTACAAGGTTTGCAAGCGTCACAACATACAATGTCAAAGGAATGGTCCTCGATCTGGTTCTGGCCATCCTGAATGGAACAATGGAAAGATTTTCTGCAAAAACGGTTACGTAAAGATTTACGTTCCAGACCATCCGTCTTGTCTGCGCGTGAACAAGAAAAGAGAAGAAAAAGCCAATGGCCAATATTTTCGAAAACTGCATTACGTTTGGGAGCATCGTTATGTAATGGAGTCAATTCTTGGTCGTCCTTTAATAAAAAACGAGGTCGTTCATCACATTGATGGCAACACATCAAACAATCACGCATCCAATCTTGAGCTTTTTCAAAGCAACGCCGAACACCTTCGCCAAACCCTTGTAGGGAAAGTCCCCAAATGGACGGAGAAGGGACTTGCAAATATCGCGTTTGGGCGTTCACTAGAAGGGAGCCAGACAAGAACGAACTTAAAGGCTTCCATCCTGAGGGCGTCAGGAGCAAGTGAGCCATTGAGCAATGTAGAGATTCGCCGTTACTTAGCGTTACTTGGTATATCCCTGAAACAGGTTTCTGAAATGGAGTCTCTGCTCGGGCTTCCACTATTCGATGACCGTTCCAAGCATGAACGTGAAATGATCCTTTAATTTCACTAACTTTAGTCGATGTCTTGGACACAGGGTCATAAATTTCCTGCTCGCCTCCAAGGCATCGATTTCCACCTAGTGCGAGTATCTCATTAACCTCAAACAGTTGCTCTTCAGCCTTGCTCCAGTGCGGTAGCCTGAACCCATAATGATATGGGTCTTTCTCGGCATTCTCAATGGCCTCATGGTAAATTGAATGAAGTCCGATCAATTCATCCGGCTCCATCTCCACCATCTCCTCGTCGGTGGGCGGGGTGAGGATTGCGTGTTTCCGCCAAATCATAGTATCTCGGCTTCGATTGCGTCTTCCTTGATCTTGCTGGCGATACGAGCTTTTGCGTCAAAGATCATCTTCGCAGCATCGTCCAGACTCGCACCCTTGCGATGCTCCACGATTGAGGACGCCATTCCGGTCAGTTGCGCGGCTTTATCGGTCAGGATACCCACCGTTACGGCTAGTTTGTCAGGGCTAATCTTAGCAAGCTCCTCGGGATTATCAAACAACTGTTGGGAACGTTCAAAGAGCAAATCTGTGTAATCCTGCGCCGCAATTGCGTATCTCATGCTGAATTCCTTGCGCTTTGTCTCCAGCGTATCGGTGTGCCGCCATTGCAGGCCCCTGATCGTCTCTCTGCCAAGCCCTGTCTTCTTCTGGATGTCGGTTATCCTCGCGCCTTGTGCGGCCAGCCACAGGGCCATTGCGGCCTTGTTTGGGGCATAGTGTTCAACGCAGTTGCCCGGAGAGAGCTTCGCACGTTCCTTGACCTCAAGAAACCAAGCGGACTTGTCTTCTCGTTCGTCAACGTATTCCGCTTTCAGCTTTTCGTTTGGATCAATTGATGCTGGTTCCGAAGTCACTTTGATTTCTTAACCTTTACTTTTTTGAGATGCAACTCTTTTAATCAAAACCTTGTTCCGTATCCAAACGCCTTGGCATAATCAATAGAGTCTTTTGATGCTGTCCCAAGAGTTTGTCCAAGACGACGCGACCATTCAGGATCATACTTGCCAGTCTGCAATGTAGCTTGAATTCCATTTGCCGTGAGCAACGCCGTTCCTAGTGCTTTTGACGTTTCTTTTTGGAACTGCTCTTGAGTAAGCTCCTTCTGAGACATCTTACTAAGAAGCGGAAATAATGATCCAGCTCGATACATTGCAGCAGTTGCCCGAGTTCCGATGGAATTCATCACTGGTCCAATAGGAATGAATCCGCGAGCACCCTTCTCGGTGATGACACCAGTTGGTTTGATGCCTGCGCCATTGGACACAGTTCGGGTTGCCTCAGTAAGACGAGAAGCAGCAGTCATCCTATTAACAAAATCTTCGCCAAGGGCGATCTCCATGTTTTGTTTTAGCTTAGGATTTGCCGCAACGTCTTTGAGAAAACGATCACCATCCCAAAGCTGCAATCTCATTGCAGTTGAATCAGGATCACCGGGGTAACGAGAAAATACGTGTTCAGCAAAATCTTCTCGAATTGCCTTTTGTTCAGCTGGATTGAGTTTAGAAAACACCTTTTTTACCTGTGCAGGTTCAGCATCAAACAATGCTCGAGGAAACTCGCCCCTAGTGATTGATTCCTTGTGTCCGTTCAGAACGTCTTTAATTAAAACGTTGCGCCCAAGTTTCTCGGCCTTTTGCTGATTTGATATTCTATTGGCAATGGAAAACTTCATTTCTTTAATTGCATCTTGAGACACCACTCCCTCCAGTTGTTTCAGGTCATCAAATGTGATTTTAGACGAATCAAGTTTTTGAGCGTTAAAGTAAGACTGCAAATCTTTTAGCTTGTTTACCATTCGTTGTCCATTAACTCCTGTTCCAGAATCAAACAACTCCCTCACAATTCGCTCATCAAAATTAAACTCATTGCCAGAGCCAAGTTGTCTTCCATTTAGCCCAATCTTATTCAAGTAGGATTCTTGCATGGAACGCTCAAATGCTGGAAAATTTGCTGGATCATCCCTTTTGATTGCAGAAAGAATTAAATTAGTGTCCTCCGGTGATTTGTAGGCGGCTTTCATAATGTCGCCTGAGGTCATGGCTTTCCCCAACCTGTTCTCTAGAATTTTAGCAAGATCAGTTTGCGTATAGTCAAGAAAGTTTTGATACTTATTTGTAGCATCAGACCACTTATCATATAGTCCTTGCTTCTTGTAAACGTCGTCACGAAATTGCGTGACAACTCGTTCTGCGGTGCTTGAAGCCCTTTTCAACTCATTTGCACCACTACCTGCAACTGGGCCAGATGGAGCTTGATCTCGGATAATTCTTACCTGCTCATCAAGTTGACTCGCGCTAAGAGGACCAGATATTTCCTCAAGTTCTTGAATTTTTCTACGGGTAATGCTCTCAGCTTCTGGCGACAGTTTCCCGCCATCAATTTGCTTTTGAAGATCAATAATTTTATTAGCGTTTTGTGGTCTTGCCCTTAAGTTGCTTATAACCTTTTGAATCTCCGCTGGCCTTGACGCACCACCATAAAATGATCTTTCAAGCCTTTCAGCCAACTCAATTGGATTCACGCTTACAACAGAGTCAGCCTCTTGATAAAATGAGTCATAAACGTCCTTTTTAGCTTGTTCCGCAACAGCCTTGCCCTTTCCAAGTGATTCTTGCAAGTATAGTGCCGCAGCACCCTCATCAATTTTCGGCTTATACATTTGCCGTTGCATTTCCTCGCTTGCGCTTCTCTTTAACGTTTCGGCAGTAGCACTATCTGAAATTGCAACTTGTTTCAGATAAAGATCGTTATCGGCTTTTACCGCTTTTAAGGTCTGCTCATAAAGGCTATCTGGAAGTGCTTGCCTTGAAACGCTATCATCCATAAATGTGGCAAGCCGTTTTGCTCCAAAAGCTAAGTCTTGACCAATTTTGGAATTTGGCAGGTTTTGGGCGGCACGAAGCATTTTCTCTTGGCTTTCGACGCTTCCACTTGCAAATCGAGCCAAACTTGTTGGATATCCTTCCTTGGCAAGAAACTCACCAGCTTCGTTGATTAACTTTGTTCTTTCTGAAACAGCACCCTTCCTCATTGTTGCTACGTCACGAAGAAGCGCACCACCAATTTTAGTGAGACCATATTCAATTGGAAGTCCAATCATTGCCTCTGTTGATCGACGCATAATAGAATTGCCAAACCCTTCTCCAGCACCCATCACGGCCTTTACAAGCGAGTCCTGAAGCGTTCCAGCAGCGGCATACCCAGCAGCACTTCCTATTGCCGTGCCAGCTGGAGTCTTAGACAATCCGGCTCCACCAATGCCACCAGCAATAGAACCGATCATTGGCCCAACCTCACCAAGAACGTCAATAAAATCTTTTGATGTCATATCATAACGATCAACTGGAAACCAACTGCTTCCATCATTGATAAGCCTTACGGGCTTACCCATGACATTCATCGTCTTTACATTCTGACCACCATACTTTTCTTTGAGATACTCATCTTTGGAAGGGTCGGTCAAGAATGCAAGATTCTTTCGATCTTCCCATCCAAGTTCTGACTGCATGTTTACTGGTTGCCCAATAACTGCGGATAACCCCTTAGCCAGTTTGTTGTCAATGCCCTCAGAGGTCGTCAATGGGGCTTCCATTGGATCTTTTTCACTCAAGAATGATCCATCAGCAAGTTTTCTTACAATGTTTTCTTTTTGATTGCCAATCATAAGATCGGCCTGGCTTACCAAATCAACATACTGCTGCGCTTTTTGTGTCGCTTTGGCTGCCCCAAGTTGGTCGCCAGAATCAAATAATGATTGCGCTTGCTTACTTAGCATTTCAAATTCCGAAGTGGCTTGTTGTTTTTGACCCTCAAGCTCAGAGATTAGTTTGATTGACATATTAATTCGATTACTTATTGGCCTTCAATGCGTCAAGTTTATCCTGTAAAGATTGAGCTTCAGGACTAAGTTGACTCTGTTTCTCCTTATCAAACCTCAAAAGGCTTGGATTGTATTTGGTCCAGTCATCTCCCGGCCCGCCAGTGCCAGTGTCTGCAATCCCAAGAATTGATCGTGTTTGTTTGTATTCCTTTAGGTAATCGTCAAATACTGGTTTGGAGATTTTCCCATCATTAAATAGTTTAACCACTTCTTCAGGAGTTCCGTTGACGGATTCAAACTGATTCAGGGCTGTTTTTTGCACGTTGGAAACAAGATCATTAGGATTCATGCCAACTTCCATCTTGCCAAACCTATTTTCAAACTTAGGCCATTCTTTTTCAGTAATGGTTCCACCTGCTGATCCAGTTGGAGAAGATGCTCGCATTTTCCCAACCTCTTCTTTGGATGTCTGAACTCTGATGGTTTCCAAATCCGAGGCGATTCGACCAGCTTCTCCGGCAGGTAAAACTTGGCCTAATGTTTGCTGACCTCTTGCGATTAACGGGTTTGAGGAAAGAACAGATTGAATTTCAGGGATTATTTTTGAAGCCGATCCAATAATTGCTCTTGACCTTTCAAACGACTGTTCTTTTTGAGCCTCTTTTGCGGCTTCAGCTTTTGCGCTAGCACCACCAACGCCCGGACCTTGAATGAGTTTGAAACCACCTTCAGGGGTTTGTTCAAACGTCATTCCAGTTGGAGCATTTGTAGGATAGAATCTTCCAGTTTCTTCATCTATTTGCCCTGCCGGAACGCCATATGCCAAAGCCTCGCCACTTGTTGCCACTCTGAATTTTGACTTAGCTTTATCAACAGTCATTGGCTGCCCAAGAGGAATTGGTGCATTCATGTCCAAACCAGCTTGAACATTAGCGGCTGCACCGCCTTGATTTACGTCTGCCGAAATACTTGTAGCTTGATCGGAATCAAATCCTTGTAGCGAAGCCGGAGCATTCTTGTTTAACGGAGGCAACACCATCCCATCGTTCGCGGGCATTCCTTCTCCTTGCGGGAAATCAAGTGGTGGCAATGGTTCCATTCCAGTTGTATCGCGCAAAACTCCCCCAGAACCAGACGCATAAGCATTAATGTCCACAATAGGACTTCTATTCTGTGCGCTAAACATGTTTCCAGCTTTATCAATAAGAACAGGAACATTCTTTCTATTGCCAGCATCAATGTTTGTAAGTTGCAGGTTTTTAGATTCGGCTTGTAACTCAGCTATTCTTGCGGCAGTTGCCTGTTTGTATCGTTCCTTCTCAATACCTATCTCATTAGCTTTCATTCCGAAATTCAGAACATTGCTAATGGAGTTCGATGCTTGTTGAGCATAAGCCGCAGCTTCAACAGGAGATACGTTTGGATCGTTAATCTTTTCCAAATAAGGTGTAAGGCTTGATTCAACGTCAATGCCAAGGCTTTTGCCCATCTTAATTGCGCTCTCGATGCCAGTAACAGTTGCCTTGATGCCTGCTTCTAGTTGCTTTTTGTCTTTATAATCTTCGCCCAAACCCTTGATTACCGACCCAACATTTGCTCCGATATTCGCCATGCTTTGCGCTTGGGTATCAGCAGCGCGTGTAAATCCTGAGTAGTCCTGAACAAACAGGCGGGGGTCAACGGTTGATCCTAGTAATGCCATAAATTTAGTCTTTCATGTAACTGAGTTTTTCTTGGTCAGCCCAAGGAACAAGAGATGAGATATTTTCAATAGTCATGTTAAGTTTTGGACAGTGAACAAACTTAGGAGATTCAGGATTACGATTGATGCATCGGGTGCATGCGTGAACATAATCAACATTATGGAGTTTGTCCACCTTCTCGCCCCAAACTCCATCTAGCTTTTCGTAACGGTCCGAATCGTATGGAACATTATTGCTTTCAATGTATTCCCAAATATCCGCATGAGTCCAGTCACGAAGCGGAAACATCATGGTCGCCTGTTCCATGAGAACCCTAGATTCAATTCTTGTTCCAGCGTCTCCTCCAAGGATAGGATCTGAATCGCAACCTTTGTGGCCAATCCATAAGCAGTCAAATGACGGCACTTCAAGATAATGCTGTTTGGGACGCTTCAGAATATCCAAAGCACAAACAAATTTGCTGATGTCTGTAGGTTCAGTGATTCCGGTTGGACATGTAAGGATTGTTGAATTTACCTTGTAATGATTCTGGACCTCCCATTCATCTCCTTCTTGTTGGAAAGCAGACTGATATGGATGCCATGAGTAAACAAGCAACTCCCAGTCTTGGGTGATCTTGTCGTGAAACTTATATTTCGATGGTTGCCACGGTTCACGGAAAAATACCAATGGTAATTCGATTCCCATACCACGCATGATATGCAACAATACCATGCTGTCTTTGCCCCCTGACCAACAAATCATCCCTTTCGGAAAGTTTTTTGCGCCAGATGCAACTAGCTCTTTGGTTTTTTCGAGTTTCGTCATTAAATTAGTGCCGCTCCTGCTGCCGTGCCGCCCATTGCACCAAGTCCTCCAGCAATACCGCCAACAGCAGATCCAATTCCACCAAACAACCCGGATGAGTATGACGCTTGTGCTTGCGCATTAGCAGCTTGAGCTTGAAGTTGATTTTGTCTTTCGGTTGCCCCAAGGTTAAGTCCCGTGTCTGGGTTAATCAAGCCCGGAGTGCCACGACCAATCTGCCCCATGCCCATTCCGAGCATTTGTTGCCCAGATTGATACGAGAGTGGTTGTTGACTAAGCAGAGCAAGCCCCGGCTGCGTGTAGAATCCTTGAGCAGCAGCATATGATTGTTGTGCTGCCTGTGCCGCTTCTACCCGTTTGCGAGCCATGACGTCTTCACGACCCATCGCTTCGCTGACAATACCAAGATTGCCACCAAGTCGTCCAGATGCTTGGAAGGCTTCACGCGCTTGCTGTTCGTATCCTCGACGTTCTTGTGGGCTAACGCCCTGAGCTGCCGCTCTTGCTCGTTCTGCCTCAGTAGCAAATCCCTGAACTGCCGCAGCTTGTTCTGGGGACAATCCTTGCATAACACCACGGGTAAGCGGTGCTTGACCAGCCATTTGTCCTAGTTCGCCTTCACGCGCCGCTCCAAGTTGCTGTCCTGCTTCTTGCGATGCCATACGGCTAAGTCCAAACAAGCCTTCTTGGCCACCGACGCCACCTAGAAAGCTGGAAATGTCTCCAAGATTAAGCCCTTGAAACTCTGGACGGAATTGCTTCTCAAATCCAAGGACTTGCGGAAGCGCATCACCATAAGCTGATACAAACTTCCCAATATCAGCGGCATAATCAGCCTTTGGAGCTTCGACTTTCTTAGGTTTGCTTCCCATATTCTTATATTATTTGAGTTTCGAGTAAAATTGTTGCATGCCGTGAATTCTTACGCGAGGTGAATTCTTAAATTCACGTCTGAATGCGAGGTATTCAAAGTCATCGAGGAACTTTCTAAGAGCTTTCCGCATGTCACCAGCGCATATGGTGACAAAAAGCGTGTTGGAATGGTGAATTTCACAGGCTTGCTCTGGGGACTCTTCTTGCGAGTAGAAGCACATAGCAAAACTATCGGCATCAGAAACGACAACGCCAAAGCATAAGTGCCAATACAAAAGTTTGTGAAAGTCTTCGCCATATATTTCTGTTCCTTGCTTTAGAGGTTGGTTCACTCGTAGATAATATTAATGACCCCAGCGTCAAATGTATCTGTGCCGTTAACTGTGGTAACGCGAATTTGATCTAAAACTCCACCCAGTGTCAGATTGCCGCCGCTAGGAAAACTTCCACCGGGTATTCCCAATGTTCCAGAGCTTACCCATGTGTTTCCAGATAAGTTTGCAATGATTACTGACCCACTTTTCAAATATGCTGCCGAATCATTAGCAGTAATTAAAAATCCATTTGTTGCAGACGTAGACAATACACCTGTAGCTCCAACTAAAGATGCCCCACTTTCATATCCAGTTGTGACAATAGAACCGAAACCAATTTGAATCAATAAATTACTAGTTCCACTTGTTGAGACTGAAGAAAACAAAACTGAAATTTTCTTAACCCAACTTGGAATTGATGCGAAATTAATGCTTGTCCCACTTGTGCTATTCTGTGCAGTCGCCCTAGTTAATGGTTGAGATAGTTTTGCAGGAGTTACACTTGCATCCGCAATCTTGCCCGCTGTCACAGAAAGGTCATTTAACTTTCCAGTAGTAACGGCAAGGTCGGCAATCTTTCCGGTAGTTACATTAAGATCAGTAATTGCAGTTGTTGTGACAGCACTTACCGCTAGCTCGTTGGAGGTGATACCGCCAGCCTTAACGAGTAATTTTCCACTCGCAATATCAAGGGTATTATTGAAAACAGCAGCAGTCGTAATCGTACTTTGATCGAGGATGTTGTTCATCTTCGTGCTAGTGATTACGTCAGTAGCCGTGAAAGTGTAATTCGTATCAATTGCGCCCATACTTTATCTCTGTGAAATGATTTGTCTGTTGGTGACAGAACCAGCCACCTTGATAGAATTGATCTTTGGTGATCCTACGGTCCTTGTCAAGATCATTGTTCCAGTAAACCCTCTGATGCCACCCAATCTGCACCGAATACTTGCTGTTTCTGCCTCAGTAGCAGTGCTAGGGGTAAGCAATCCACCGAGCAAAGTAGTAGTTGTGCCTATGGTTTGAGCGTCATCTGGATCTTCAGCGGCAAATGCAATGTTGTATTCCGAGTTCTGGCCCGGAAGGGACTGAATGTTGATCTGAGCGTCGGTAAATCGCTTGCGCTCCATCGTTCCAAGGTCATATCCCCTAGTTGTAAGAGAGGCACTGATCGTCGGAGACACAACAGCCGCAGAGTTATCCACGTTTAACGTGTCATTGGAGCTTTCAGACGCTTCTATTTGGTGCAAACCACCATTGGAGGTTACGGCATAGATGTTGTTCCTCTCGCTTGCGCTGCCAATCACGAAGTCTTTAATCAAGAATCGAGAATCACCAAAGGTATCCAGTGATTCCCACCCTTTGTTTAGGAAGTTATACACCAATATGGCGTTGTTCCCGTAGGAATCACCAGCCCCCGGCACAGAATCAAGTGGAACAGCAAGGTAATACCTGTTCTCAAACAAGATACCTACTGCCCTGTCTGAGTAATCAGCGTTGATCCTGTCAATGTATGGCTGAATATTCTTAGAAAGAGGTTCTTCTGTTCCTCGCAGGTTGTAGTCGTTGAGGAACTCAACCCCATACACACCATCGTCAGACAAGAACAGCATGGCATTTCCGCGCATCACCACAGACTTGCGGGCTAGGCATCCAATCTCAGAGGTGAGTTCCTTAACGGTAACGTCCAGAAGGCTTCCAAGCGTCCCTTTAACGAGGTGTAAGCTATTCCTATTCAAGACAACCAATCCATCGTCATAAAACCCGTGCATCCCCACCACATAGTCAGCAGTTCCACCACTGACACGGAATTGATTCTCAATTTGGTCGAACGTAGTAGTGTCTAGAATATCAGACACTGAAATCTCATCAGTAATCTTTCGACTAGTGTATGTTGGCGTGTCAAATGTTCCTGCCTGATCGTAGTAAAACGGAACCCACAATCTACGTTGGAAATGGACTCCCCAAGGCGCACCGGGCTGGTGCATAAAGCCTCCGCCTACGCTGAATCTTCCTCCGAACTCGATCTGCCCAGTGGAACCAACTCCAGTTAAATTAGCGACAGGAGCAAAAAACTTAATATTTGTTGTAGTTGCCGAAGATACTTGGAATTCTTTTCCTACAAGAGCGGTGAATTCTGGAATTGTTGTTTCATAAACCACAATGATGTCTCCGGCAA